TTGAATAATTTATGCTGTGTTGGACTGGCAAGTATATTACTACAATCAATCCATTCACCCGGATAGCAATAGCCGTTATTCGAATTGCGTGACAATATCTGATTATAAATAACAGTGTTCAGACGATTGTTTGGATGAATCCATATTCCGTTGTCGTTGTCATGCAAATACCATTCTGAGTAGTTTTCATGATTGACAGGACACAACGTGAACAGGTTAAAATATTCAATATGAAACTGTTCACATAATGAAACAACCGTATCATTGAATAAATCCTGGGTGCTGCCGTTATAGCTGTTTGTCTGTGCAACTCCCCAGTTTGCCTGATGCACGATTGGCGGGAGAATGAAAACAGGATAGCACTTTTTATATTTCAGAATATTGAAAATGGTTCTAAGACAATATTCTAAGTTATTGTCTGATGTTTCTACTGATGTTTCAAATGGAAAATTATAATCCCAGCCTCCAAGATCGTTTGCCCCATAACACATAAAAATATAATCAAAATTGTCAAGGTCTGTTGCCGCGGGTATTAAATCAATCGCCCCTGTTTTGTCGTTGTTTGTTACAATTGCGGTACCGTAAACGCCGCGGTTTGTGATGATAGCGCCATAATCCGACAATTTTTTAATATAGCTATTGTCAATTTGTGTAGTGCTGTCGCCGTACACCACAATTTTTTTATTTTTCAGCCATCCCTCGCCCTGATTATCTTTGATGCCTTCAATTGCCGTGTCGACGTACTCTTTTAATGTTTTCAGGTCTTTTGAATTTTTCTTCGTCTCATCAAGGATCCAGTCAAGATTTAACTCATGGAAATTTGTATATGGAAAATTTTCAAACATTATAACACCCCCTAATATACCAATATGCAAAATCGTGAAATAAAATCGTTAATAATAATCTGCGACATATTAAAATTAACGACTGCACGTTCATCCTGTATCATTGTTTGTGTTTCTGTTACGCCTATGTTTCCCGTTTCACGGTCGCTGTACGTTCGCGTGATCGTTCCCTTATCGGTTTTCGTATTTGTGCTGTCGCTAGTGCCATTGGCAGTATTTTCAACTGTCCCTGTATCATTTTTTTCATCTGTTCCGTTGTTTTCAATATCACGCTGTTCACTATTTACAAAATTGTTACTGTTATAGCCTGCGACTTTTTGCGTTTCGGTCGTTGTTGCCGCGGTTGTTTCTGTTAATTTTAGTTTTCGTGTTTCAGTTCCTGCCCCGCTGTTGGTGACAGTCCCATTATCGGTTATGGATAGATCATGCGTTTCTGTCTCTGTTCGTGTTGTTGTTCCGTCCTTGTTCCATATTGGGTTGTATGAAAACCACATTGTATTGTACAATCTCTGCCACCGATCTGCGTTTATTAGTGCCCACGCCGTGATAATTTTTCTAGCGGCGTCAGGATTCGGATATACAAATTCCAGTTCGCCGGACTGCGCTAATAATTCAGTAACTAGCGCATCCGCGTTTAAATCCTGCCCTACTACGTGAACGTCATCTACCGGAATTTTAGCGGCAGTCGGTAAATTCTGTATCAATCCGTCCAAAACTGAACTGTCATAATTATACAGTCCCATTATTGATAGCTTTGCCTGTACCAATCGTAGCCCCCCTTTCAATGTTTCGCCAATCTACGGATAAATCCAAACCGAACATTTTGTTAGCCTTTTTAAATTCTTTCTGCATAGACGCCAGCCACATGTCACAGCGTGACTGGGTTTCAAAATTGTTGCTGTTTACTTCGTCTATAATCAGGCGCTCCTTTTTGTCCGTGTTTGCATTCGGGATTCCAATATCAGTGGCGAACATTTGTTCAATTTTACGCATATCCGCAAGAATTCTGTCGACGATATAGTTCTGCCCTACATTCTGATTAAACATCTGCCATTTTGCTTTCCCCTCAGAGTCAAAAAGTTTGCTATCCATGAAAACAGCGGGATCGCCGCCATAAATTTTGTCGCAGGCTTTTTTATATGACTCCGCCGATTGTTTATTTTCTGCCGCAAACACATATGACAGTTTGCTGTTTACCAGATTCATACCGGCTGCCTCAGCGCACAGCGCCATCAAGTCCGCATAATAGGACACAATATCCATTATACCACAGTAGTTTGGTTGCAATTTTACAACGACACATTGACTGTCAATTTTTGGGGTCATTGTGTTTCTGATTAACGGGTTGGTAATGACCGCGTGTGTCGGTTGATAAAACAGACTATACCCTGTCAGCCCGCAATCCAATGCCACAACGCCGAACCGATCCGTATTAAAAATCGCGAATCGCCCCCAGCAATATAACACATATAGCAGGTAGTTTTCTGCCCACGTCTCCGGAAAACTGAATTCAAAAACTGACATTGCTTTTTGCAGCAAATATCTTGCAAAAAAATTTGCTAGTGCGCTATTTTTGCAATGCACTGTGTTAGGACTGACCATTGATGCAGTAGCGTTCTGATAATCATAATAAAATGGTGCGCCGTATCCGTCCACTTTTTTCACCTCTTCTTTTCGCTAAAATTGTGATTAGTTTTTTCGTATCTATGCCCGGTATATATCCACCCATAATTTCCAGTGCATGTTTTCCCTGTCGCACACGTTCATCATAATTCACCCATTCCGGTATTCCTGCCGCATGCCATTCCAGACAGTAAAACCAATATTTGACAGCATCTTCCACACTATCATTGAAATGAATATAGTCATCAAAGCTAATTGACGGGTAGCTGTTCGATGTTTGCCATCCCCACCGGGGACCCTGTCCATATCCCATAGATGTATATTCTGCATTGTCTGCCTGTGTCAGTAACCAGCATTGAAAATCCCCGTCATACCAATTTTTGTTTTCTTTTTCTGCTGACCACGGCAGAGGGTTGGGGTATTGTGCCGTATATGCAGGATAATCTGTCCATTGTGCCAACCCCATTCCACCGGGAAAATAGGGCAGGTTGCTCAGATTCCCGCTATGCGATGTTTCATAGATGCCGGGATTATATGACGATTCCTGTTGAAAACAGCCGCACGCGCCTGCAATTGCAACTTTTGTCCAGCCATAGCGGTTTAACGCATCATATATGCACAAAATATTGTTGTCCTGCTCGTCCTGTGACAACGTTGTTCCGGTACCGCCTATGCGATATATCCACTCTGGCATTATTGCACCTCCCACACCGTCACTAAAAAATTAACAATTTCCTGCACTTTTTTCGCGTCATATCCTTCGCGCTCTAACGACGCCCGCCGGGCATCTCCGACGCCGTGTACACCGTTCATTACCTCGATCGCCGCCACCAGATTCTCCGGCACCTTTAAAAATTCATTCATAGAAAAATCCCCTTTCCAGATAATTTTTTACAGCGGCTTTTTCTGTCATCGTCCCCAGCATTTGCACATCACCGTGTTGCACCTTTACGAATCCAGGGATTTCAGAAATTTGTCGATTGGCACAGAGCGGTTTCCCCTGCTCCGCATTATCGTCTGCGACCGGCGTAAATGTTTTTGCAACTAATGCAATAGTTCCTGCTAGACTATTCTGTGCATATCCACCCTGTTCACCAACCTGTTTTCCGCTACTATTTGCGGCGCTTATACCGCTAGCGATTCCAGCGTTTTTTCCGATCGCAGAATCTGCCGCCGCGTAGGCGCTGGAAAATGCCATTGATGCTACTCCACCAACCAATTCTGTTAATGATGTAGGAACTGTTATATCATAGGACAGCTGTGATAAACGAACATCAATGCCCACCTGTGTTTCCACAATGTTCAACAAACCACCCTGTTCGTTATATTGCGTTTCACCCTGACCCGCGATCCGTTTGTAAATCGCCAGCGTTCCAAGTCCTGTGACGTAGTCTATCAAACGAACAACCACGACGCCATCCGCTGTGATATCTGTAGAATCGATAGGTATAATCCCCCAAGGGATGCATTGTACATGATATGAAGTAAAAGGACTTTTCCCAACCCAGTCCCCGCGTGCAATTCCCGGAATGTCAGGACGGGCAAGTGCGAACTCTTTTCTATTCATCAATGATGACAGTTTTCGCGCCTTAACTCCGCTATCCCAAAAACCGAATTTTACATTTTCTTCTTCTCCCCCGGAAATTGTGATCGGAAACCATTTGCATGATACAACGTATGAAAACGGATCGACAAATGATTTCAACAACGAAGCATCTAGATCACTACCAATTGTGTTCCAATCCGTGGCACCCGCCAGCATGAATTGTCTGATTGATGACATTTGCGACGGGGATAGTGCGTAGTATGCAATCGTTCCCCAGTCGGACGCAGAATCATTAATCAATCCAACGACATAGCTACCACGTCCCAGCGTCGGCAGTTCTGACCAATCGTCAAATTGTTTCCAAACTGTATTGACGGTTACTGTAGTCGATGCTGGGTAAATCGCATCCGTCACGGTTTTGTCAAATGTAGCACTACTACGCAGCACATAGAATGTAGAAGATCCAATTGTATCTTTCCAAGATGCCAGATAGTCAATTGACAAAATAGCTGTCCATAGTCCCGCTGTCCATTGCCAATCTGCTACATAGTAATAGCGATCATATTCCAAAATAAAAGCATAATTGTAAATGGTAGGGTTTTCTGTTAAAGGAATATTTAATGAAATCCGGGGATTTATAACCCCGGATTCCGATTTAATGGTACAGGAATATGTTTTATCCGCGGTGTCCGGACGTTTTGTTGAATTTTCTTTTTTCGAAAATCGGTAAAATTTAACCGGAATCGCCATTAAAACCACCTCCTATGTTTCACGTGAAACATTAATCCAAAACGAATACAACGTGATTTTCTGTAAAATCATTCCAGTAACGGTCTGTAAAATGCCAATATGTGTTGTAATAACCGCCCGCCGCGTTCATCGGCGTGTTCTGCGTCCACTTATTTACAACCGTATATCCAGCTGCTTCCTCATCAAACAGCACCGCCAAAATCGGTTTGTTGACAGCTTTTCCCTTGACAACGCTTCCGGTGGCATCCGTATAGGCAGGCGTGATATTAATATTGCCAGGTGTTTTAATCGATTGCCAAAAATTCACCTCCTCTGTATCTGCAATTTTCAGATAATTTTCATTGAAAACCGTCGAAAATACATTTGCATATACTTTTGACAAATAGTCTGTGAAAATATATGCCTTCTGATTAGCAACCGGTGTATGCCGCTTCACCGGTTTACTGTCGATCGTTTGATGGAATTCTGTTGACCGTTCTGTCAGCATTTTAGCGATCGTATTAATGCGGGCTACTAAATATTTTGCGAATCCTGCAATCGTATCAGGATTCAACACCGTTTCCGCGGTATATGTTCCGCCCGTAACTGCATTGTATTCCGTCAGACAATGAATCACGTTTGAACCCGCCAGATCGATAGCGCCACCGACAAGATTTGCAACTGTTGCCCTAGCGGTGTTTTCATGATCCTGTTCAATCATATCAGACACGTTTAGCAGCATCATTGACACAAAACTGCCGAACTCGTCCGGAGACTGTAACGCCATGTCCAGCTGATCCCGGTACGTGGTCAGGTGACGCTGATAGGCATTAGCCCCGTAAAAATTTGTCTGTTGCACCAACGGTTTTGAAACTTTATAATGATCCACCGTTCCGTCTTCAGTCAAAGAATATCGCTCGTCCTCTTCGGGAGATTTATCGATAGGAGATAATTTCCGAACATGATTGCCGTATCTCTGATTAGACACCTCTAAGCCCCCGAACTTGCGGTTATATGGACGTGTTGAAAAAATCGTCCGCGAAAGCACCTGTGAAATGGCAGTGGCAAGCGTATCATAGCCTGTTTTCAATCCGATCTGTGCCACTGTCACAAAACTGGACGTATCAATAACAGCCATCGGTTTGCTGCCTGTTGCCTGTTCCACGATCTCACCCAAGACGCTTGAAATCTGATTAATTGTTAAATCATTTGCAGCCATTTATTTTCCCTCCTCGATGTTTGTTGTCGGCGGATTGATAATTGATGCTAGTATCGTGTCTGCCGTTTCTACTTTTCCCGACTGCTGCGCCCCCATTAACGCCATTTTTTGCAATTCCTGCTGGAACTGCTCATACGTTAATGGCGCCGAAGCTGCCGGAGCTGCCGAAGCTGCCGGAGCTTCCGGAGTTGTCGGAGCTGCCGGAGCTGCCGAAGCTGCCGGAGTTGTCGGAGCTGCCGGAGCCTGTGTTACACTCAATGCCGCGATCTGCTGCGCAGTAAAACCTGCTTTTGCTAAAATTAAAATATCATTCTGTGTCATGTTTTTCCATCCTTTCCGCCAGCTGCGTTAATGCAATTGTGTTATTATTGATTGCTTCGGTCATTTTTGCCATTTCCTCTTTGTGTGCCATGTCACGTTTTCCATCTCGATATAACAAATAAATGCACATTGCGATCGGAAAACCTAGCGTACTGACAATCTGTGTAATAGCCGTTACATCCATTCGATCTCCCTTCTTCCCGGAGTGTTTCACGTGAAACATTTGCGGGCAGTCGTGCGGCAACCGACCGCTTGCACGTCCTTCCGGGACTGGTTTTGTGCCTGCCCGCGATTAAAATGTATCACAGTTTAAACGCATTGTCAAATAAAACCTGACATAAATAATTTTCAAAATAGACATTGCGCCGCATGAATGCCGTCCACAAAAAATGCTGCTCGCGATTGAATCGTTTTTTGTCCGCACTACCTGTCGTGTAAATCTGCTTTGGCGTTCCTGATTTGTGCTGACTAACATAATATTCTTCCTGTGATTTGTGCTTGTAGATTGAAATCTCTCCTACTACAACTAATATCCGGTATTCCTTTAAATTTTTACTGCAAACAGTATCACTAATATCATCCATATATTTATTTTTCAGTGCCATGCAGGCAAAGTCGGAGTCATCACCAACTAACCGGTACAGGGCACTTTCCTCTTTTTTTGCGGAAATAGGCGAGTGCAAAGGCTGGATGATGCAATAACCTCGTTCTTTGTCAATGTAGACTTCCGATTCTTTCACCCGCATCTTTTCTGCAATCGACACTAAACCTAATTTAATAAAAATAGGATTTGCCAGATTGAAACTGTTTGCTGCGCAGATTACCTTGACCGGATTGCGCCCCTCTAATTCTCTATTGCGTGAAATAGTTTCAACTAAATTGAAAAACGTGCTCGCTTCTTCTCGAATCGGTTTTTCCTCCGGCTGCGCAATAAACTCGTCAAAAAATATCGCCTCGACCCGTTCGCCATTGAAACCTCTCAAATTCGAACCGGTTGTCAGTGATGTTACCAGCGCAAAATATTCATTATTATCAATAGATAATGATTGCATTGTATCTGTCACTTTATTTGCGTTAAAAACAACGTTGTACTGTTTGAGAGGTTTTTCAATATCAGATACCTCCGGATCAATCTGTGTATATGCCTGCGTTTTTGTCCTGCGCAAAAACAAAAATGGAATATTGTTTTTATACAGATAATCCACCGCACCGTATGTTTTTCCAATACCACGCGCGCCTACGATAAAAATAAACGGAACAGGCAGGTTGTATATTTCATTATAATTTAAATATCCATTTTCTAAATACAACATAATAAAAAATCAGGGGAGCTAAATGCTCCCCCCTCCTTTCCATGTTTCACGTGAAACATTAATCCACGTATATGCATGTATAAAACTTCCTGCCCGCCTTGCTCGTTCCCGAACTAATTTTAACATGCCGCGGTTCCACACCCCAATCTGCGCACATCTCTACGATTTCCATAAAATCGCGGATGAACGTTACACTGTTGGTTGCCACAACTCCTACTTCATTATCCAATATAGACAGAATCTCGCTCGCATTTCCAATACTGTCAGTGTCATTATACAGTACCCATGCATCCACCTGCACCAATGCCCCATCATTGTCTGAAACTCTCTGAATCTCCGGTGATTTTGTCAGATCATACATCTGCCTCATTGTCAGTTCGTCGCTCGATTTTTTGATGATTTCCATGTTTGTTCTCCTTTTCTTGTTTTGTGTAGTGTTTTTGTAACACTTTTATATTAGCATAGAATCGTTAATAAGTCAATATCTTTAAACTTTTTCTGAAAACTTTTGCATCCTCCAAAATCCACATATAATCACTTGCAACTCCTAAATTATATGTGGTCGGTCGCAGCGCAACATTGCGTGTTATTTTGATCTCTATCCCATCCTCGTTTTTATAAATCATGTTTACATCGTCATTGTATACAGACTCCAATTTTCCCGCGTGAAACAAAAACGGAATATTAAATGCATCAATCCCTCCTGCCGCACGCAATTCCCACGCTCCTTGTTTTTTCGGAACACCAGCTATTGTAATTTCCACCGGCGTTTCCTCATCATTTTCATCCCAGTGTGTGAATGCATATTTTTTCGCGCCGTACGTTTTGAACCTACAATACTGTTCTTCCTGCTCAAAAACGCCCATATAGTGCGTAACGCCTTTTTTGTCAGTCGCGAACGCTCCGGATTTTTTGCTTTCCGCAATCTTGGCCTCATTATATGATGACCAGTTAATATCCCCTAAATATTTAATAGAATCAGTATCTGCATATATGAAATGACTATCTTTTCCATGCGCCAATTTCAACCCCTGTTCCAGTTCCCAACGTGCCCATGCTGTACACCAAACCCCCCACTGATAGGGAATAAATGACCTATAATAACTAGCGGCCAACAATTCCTTTTCATTCTTGCTGTCATCTGTTCTAAAATTGCCATCTTGAAATGTGATAGACTCGATCACAGGATCCTGCGCTGTCATGCCATAAACGCTATTTAATTTGTTTTTTGATTTCATGTAAAAATATCCGGTGGGATCTTCCTCATTATTATTTTTTAATATCGTTTTCCCTTTGTAATAACTGCATACTGTTTTAATCAGCGATTCCGGTAGCATACAGTAACGGGAGTGACATGCTGTTATTATTTCATAATCCGCAGTATATTCTTCCATCACAATTTCTAAATCAATGTCTGTCAATGTTGTTTCTAAATATTCGGCCTCCAAAATACGCCCGTTGTCATAAATAGCGCCGCGATCAATGTTCCGACATTTTGCTTTAGCTAAATACGGGCACCCCCACTCCTCGTTTCTTAGTTTCACGTGAAACATTTTTACCTGACAAAGAAATGCCCGTCCTAAATCTTTTTTCCAGTGAAGTAGATCGTTGATTGACACGCCATCCACAAATTTAAACGGCGTGCCAGGAAACGGATGATTACATTCTACCTCAGGATAACTACTTGAACGATCCGCTGATTTTACACCATACAACATAACATCCGCAAAATATCGGTTTGCATGTGTATTTCCCCCTCGAAACGCCTGACGCAATAAATAATACGTGTCATAATCCGGTAGCATTTTCTGTATTCGTGTATATCCAACTAATTTCATTGCTTTTTTCACATCACGCCGCACGTAACCTGTATTTGTTAATGGAATTGTATATAAATCATCGCCATCACGCTCCAATCAATTC